GAGGATTATTCCCTATCATCTCCCTCTGAGTGAATGCAGCTACATTCTGGACTATCTGATCCTGGATGGTACGGAGCTTCTCTACGATATGCAGAGACGCTCCCTGGACCTCTATGCTGTATGCCATCAGTACACTCTCCCTGGAGGGACAGGATCCCGCTCTGCATCCACTGTACATCCCATATCCTGTGCATATTGTATAGCAGTCAAATACGGATCTCCCTCCCAGGGACTCATCCCCAGAATTCGGAGATTTAGGAGATCCGCTATGATGCTCTCTCCAGTAAATGTCTGGGAGCGCTCATCCCATTTGATGACTTCTCCCTGTGCAGTGGTGATGATCATTCTCATTTAGATCTCCCTCCCTTTAGAATCTGCATTCCCAGCTCCAGGAGTGCTCTATCTTTATGATTATTTGATCTCACAATATGAGATAGTGCCATAGGGAGGACCTCCATAAACTCATAGATACTCCCATTTTTGATACGCTCTCCTGCATATAGTTTGAGTGTGTAGGGATCATCCACTGCATCTCTGTATGCTTTTTCGTCTGGCTTATACTTATATCCAGGCTTTAAATCACTGAGACGCTGTAATTTTTCACCAGCTGTCCTCTCAGCAGCAAACTGTGCAGACTCAGCCTGTCCTGTCCCTAGCTGATACTGCATAGAGTGCAATGTTTCATGCACTGTAGTACTAACATTAGTATTTTTTGTTAGAAACAAATTCCCATTTAATGCAAACTCTCTCCCAGTTTTTGTAATGTCAATTTTTACAGGAATTATATTCCCATTATTCTCTACTGTTCCATACGTAAGTTTGATGAATTCTTCCATCTGTGCTCTGACATTTGCTGGGAATGATCCATCAAATGTGATAGAGACCTGTTGAGGATTCTGATGTTGTAATTGAGTCATCAAATCTCTATATATGTCAGTCTCTGCATTATTAATTGAGTTTTTGAGACTTTTTATCTCAGAATTATTTGATTTTATGGTATCAGATATGATTTTTACCTGATTTGCATACTCATCAGATTTATTTTGAGCTGATAATTTAGCAGTAGGATCCTGAGATGCATTAGCTTGCAGCTGATAGATCCTAGACAGATTCTGCAGACGTGCATGCTCATCAGCTAAATTATAATTAGCTGGAATTAGTGCATCTAATTTTGTAATTTGTTGTGTGACTTCATCAGGGATCAGAGATCTCACTGCATCAGCCATCTCTGCAGGAGTCCGCTCATACAGTGCAGGAGGAGTCTCTGGAGCAGGAGGAGTCCCTAGCTCCTGTGCAGTGTCTACATCTAGGACCTCTGGAGCAGTCTCTACTGGATCTGTGATGGCACTCTGTGCAAGCTGGAGACCTATAGCACATCGACAGTTTACATGGGCCGGAGGACCATCCATGTACTCAGGTCCCCACTCTGTCTCTGGGAGATTATTGAGAGCTATACACTCATCACAGACATTATCACCATCTCCCTCAGTAAACCAAACACGCTCCAGAGGGATCCCTGCAGATGCAGAGTTACTCTGGATGGTATTAGTCATTTGAGCGGCCGCTCTGGTAGGTTCTGTGAATGCTATCCTCTGTGCTCTGAGGTCTCCAAATGCAGACAGCTGGGATCTGATGTCATCCACTGTCACTCCTACTGTAGTGAGTGAGGACTGAATGACTTTATCTATATATTCCTTCTCAGTGCTCTGGAGGTCCTGCAGGAATGGATTATAGTAGGAGTCTATATAGGTATTCCTATAATCCTGGATCCCGCTCTCTACCAGTGCTCTGGACTGTGCATCATCTATCCCAGTGATGGGAGAGACTTTATTACTCCCAGCTTTGAGGATGAGTCCAGCCACTTTCTCAGTCATGATATCTCTGAGGTCTGTATCAATAGCTGTATAGTCTCCGGCCAGGATCCGCTCTGCATTATTGTCATTCCGGATCTGGAGTCTGTCTGCAATAGCTCTATAGATTTTCCGCTCATCTGGAGTGAGGTCTGCTACAGTGAGTGACTTCATCCAGTAGAAAATCTCATCCACTGCTATTTTTTTTTTTGCTTTCCGGAGCTCCATCTCCAGAAAATCAGTCATGTATCTAGGGAGATGATCACTAGTGAATTTGACTGCAGGAGATTTTCCCTCCCTCAGTCTGTGCAGTGCTTTTTTCTGGTAGAGATCCAGGTCCCTGATACGCTTCCCTGCAGTGTCCTGCATATCAGCCAGGTCTGGATCAGTCACAGATTCTCCAGTCTCCTCATTAATACCTGTAGTGTCTGGGAGCTCCTCCGGAGTAGACATCCCCAGAGCTTCCTCTACATTTTTGTATCCGAGGAGATTCATAGCAGAAGCCAGAGGGACTCCGGCCTGAGTGAGCTGGAGCAGTGATCCGGCCCTAGCAGCTTCGTCTGTCTGGAATACATCCAGCTCATCCGGATGATACTCCAGGGAGTACTCCAGAGGATTAAATATCTGCTCATTTAGGATCCGCTCATAGTAGCTCAGACGTGGTACGATGGTCTCTCTCCAGAAACTCTGTCTGTCACTGTCTGCAGTAGCATAATTAGCTGCAGACGCTTCCAGCATAGTCCTAGGGACTCCAAATGTAGTAGTAATATTTGTGACTGCTCTCTCCTGGAGCTGGATGAGCTCCATATCTTTCAGAGGGAATGTGATGATTTGTGTTTTTATCTCACCCCTCATCCAAAATGTACGGAATGCATTAGCTACATTCTCTGCACGTGCTCTCCAGTCACTCCTCATCCGCTCAAATTCCGGAGGAGTCACTGATTTATCTAGAGACATCACCAGAGCTGGCTGTGCTCCATGCTCAAAAAATGCAGACGTGAAGCGCTCCAGGTAGTATGCAAGCTGTGCACTCTGCAGAGCTACTCCGGCTGCTGGAGTCCCTCTCCCTATATCCTGAGAGAGAGACGGTTCTCTAAAATAGATCACGTCATCCATAGTCCAGGGACCATAGGTGATACTGTTGATCTGCTGAGTGAATACCAGTCCTGATAATGGATTCAGTGCAGATGCTTTCTCTGGGACAAATTCTACAGTGATGGTCTGAGGATTCAGAAACTGGAATCCATAGAGGATCCGGCCCTTATACAGTTTTAGCCAGATAGCATGACCTGTGAGGAGGAGGGAGCGCTCTGTCTGTTGGATGAGTGGTTCTAGAGCAGTCACAAATGGATAGTCAGTCTCTGCACCATTCCTCATGATTTTGTATGGGACAGTCCCTAGTGCATCTGATCGGAGATTCACTGCTCTGTAGAGCATAGGGACCTTCTCATATGCATCTATGGTCCCATAGAGCTCCCCAGCTTTTTTCGCTATGGAGTACCATCCAGGGATGGCTTCGATGGCTTTAATATTCACTCTATCTCCTCCCATATGGCACTACAGAAAATCATACAGTACTGCTCCCTGTCCTATCATCTGGACTGCTCCGGAGACAGCGTCTACCATATCATCATGATCCCCATGAGGGAATACAGAGCACTCATCTATAAACTGATTTACCCATTCCCCAGAGACTATCCTCACCATTCCCTGTTCCGCTTTTGGGGCCCATGTAGATGCTCTCTGCAGTTTATCCTCCCTCACTCTGTATCCAGTGAGTGAGATATGGGACAGGTCTGGGAGTCTCTGGAGCTCCTGTATAGCAGCCAGACCATGCAGAGCTTCCTCTATTCCCTGCACTGTATCATAGTGCTCTGCTCTCATGGTCTGGATGAGGACTTTCCTCGCATCCGGCCATTCCGCTTTCATCCGGATCCCATCTGCTATGTAGATACATCCATTATCATCCATAGCCACTCTGACAGATCCGGTATAGTCTGCAGAGGTTTTGATACTAGTGGCCAGGTCCCAGTAGCGATACCAGGAGAGACCTGGAGGAGCAGAGTCTACCACTGTAAACCATGAGCGTCTGAACAGTGCTCCAGAGAGATCGACAAATTCCCCATTTGCTTCCTGCTCATACATCTCTCTGGTATATCGTCTCTGCAGTGATGTAATAGTAGCTCTGGAGAGGAATGGATTATCAGTGGATTTAGATTTAGTCATACTATAGTCTGGATCCCCTGAGTGGAATAGATGATAGATCCAGTCATATCCTCTAGGAGTAGTGGTGATCCATGCTTTCTCTGGATACTCTCTCACTGTCGGAATGATGAGGTCCCATATCTCTGGTTTGAGGAGTGCAGCTTCATCTAGCCATATCCATCCCAGGTTAGGACCTCTCCATTTTTCCGGATCACTCCCAGAGCGGAATAGGACTGTCCTATTCCCCATCAGTACTGCAGTTTTTGTAGCTATGTTCCAGCTCCTCAGGATTCCCGCTTTACGCGTGATGTCTAGGAATGGTCTCACCACTGCATCTGTGAGCATCTGATAGGTAGGAGCTCCGATCATCCCTATAGTCCCTGCTGGCTGTCGGATAGCTTCTATAATTCCGGCCCTAGTTTTCCCACTCCCTCTCCCTCCGATGAATGCTCTAAATCTAGCAGGATCATTCCAGAATTGATTTTGAGGGAGTGATGATCCTGTATGAGTGAGTGTCGTCATCCTGGGAGATTTGAGCTGGGACATAGGGACTCCCTATCTCTACTCTATAGTCATGAGTAATG